GATGCAAATAAGTTTGCCAGTTCTTTGGTTGAAACTTGTAAGAAACATGGTGGTATAGGTCTTTCTGCTAATCAGTGTGGTTACAATCACCGTGTTTTTGTTATGGGTTCAGGTGACAATTATGTTGCGTTCTTTAATCCAGAAATCACATGGTCTTCCGAAGAAAAAATTAAAATGGAAGAAGGATGCCTATCTTATATGGATTTATTCCTAAACATTGAACGTCCAATTTCCATTGTGGTAAGTTACCAGGACTTCACTGGTGAGAAGAAAACTGCACAGTTTGCCGGATTAACTGCTCGTTGCTTTCAACATGAACTTGACCACATGAACGGAATAGTGTATACTATGCATGTGAAACCACTGGCAATGCAACAAGCACACAAGAAACGTGCTAAACTTGCCGCTGAAAGACGCAAGTTACAACAACTTATGATTAAAAAAGTGAAAGAAAAATTTAATGTCAAACGATTCTGAGATTGAAAATGAAAAGTGGCCAGCACATGTGCAAAAGCAATGGGAAGAATGGTCAGATAAGAATCCAAAAAGTTCGTTCGAACATGTTGATACCGATGAACTGAAGAAAGTTCTGATCGAAGACTTGACTTATGCATCCAATATGGATGTTAAAGAATACACACTCTACCAGAAATGGTGTGAAGTGCAAGAAAAGTTTCCAACAAAAATCAATAACACTCTTTGGGGTGATGAAGAAAAAGTACTTGTCGATGAAGAACAAGGTAAGTACATCAACATCGCAAAGAACAACATCTGGATTCCAGAGTCTCCTGATGACTTTATGAATCTGCGTCCTATCATGGAATATACTGATGATTCAGGTGAAACATTCACGACAGGTCTTGATGGTAGTTTGGTAAAAAACGACAAGAAGCGTACTAAAGACCTTCCTGTTTTGTGGAATACCACACGTACATTCATCTCTACGATGAAGAACAACTCAAATATCGGTCGTAATCTTAACTTTATGGTTAAAGATGATGTAACTGGTAAGTATCTTGGTGTGATTTGTATTTCTTCCGACTTTCTAGATTTGACACCACGTGACAAGTTCATTGGTTGGGAACGTGAAAAGAAAACACAAGGTGGTATGATTAACCATACAGCCATCGGTTCTTCTATTGTACCGCTTCAGCCGCTTGGTTATAATTACATGGGTGGTAAGCTACTAGCATTGATGTGTTTGTCTGATACCGTTCAGCGTTTGTGGAAAGAAAAGTATGGTGATGTTCTTGCCGGAGTTACAACCACTTCTCTTTATGGGAATACTAAGTCTGGTGGTCTTTCTCAGTACGATGGTCTTGAGTATTGGAACAAAATGGGTTTCTCATCTGGTTCTGTTGCTTTCGAGCCACGTAAATCCACACTAGCAATGGTTTGGAACTGGCTCAAAGAAAATCACACAGAGAAATACTTTGAGTGGTGGGAAGCCAAAAACGATAAAGGTCTTCCGTTCAAACGTGACCACAAGAATCGTTCACTACACTTTGCTTATCCTAAACTTGGTATTCCTAAAGAGATTACTCGTACAGACCACCAACGTGGTATCTATTTCTCACCTCTTTACAATAATACCAATGAGTTTCTCCGTGGAGAAATTGCAGAAGACCAACTCGTAAAGTCTTTTGACACCTCTGAGGAAGCACTTTCCAATATCTGGAAAACAAAATATGCAAAAGGTCGTATCCGCCAATTGCAGAAGAAAAACAATGTTTCATATGAAACCCTATTCTATGATGACCTTGTTTATCTAACTTGGGAAGAAACTAAATCCAAGTATCTTACCCAAGTCGGTAGGTAAAAATATCAAGTGTACCACAAAAACACTTGACTTTTGACCTACATAATAGTATGATACACGTTCTCTTATGAGAATTTAACTTAACTTAAACATGGAGTTTATTATGAAAAAACTGACTGCGAAACAAAAAATGTTGCAAACTTTGACCAAAACTACTGGTTATAACACCTTCAGCGTAGCACAAGCCCGTGCCCGTTTCGGCATCACAAACGTTGCCGCACGTATTGCTGAATTGCGTAGCGAAGGTTATGCAATCTACACGAACATGAAATCACGTGCAGATGGTTCTAAAGTTGCGGTGTATCGTCTAGGAACACCATCGAAGTCTTTCAAAGCACAATGCCGTGCTATGGGCGTTCGTCCACAAACCGTTTAATTGATGGTTTGATACGGGAGAGTACCATTCATTAATGGTCTCTCCTTTTTTTTATTTTTGGAGTGCAAATGGAAATTTCAATCAAAACAGAAGAACTAAGAAAACATAAGCTATTTGTGGCCACACCGATGTATGGTGGACAAAATCACGGATTGTACATGAAGGCTTGCCTTGACCTTCAAGGTATGTGCATCCAATACGGAATTGATGTAAAATTCTCTTTCCTATTTAATGAGTCTTTAATTACACGTGCGAGGAATTATCTAGTTGATGAGTTCTTGAATCGTTCTGATTGCTCACACATGCTCTTCATTGATTCAGACATTAACTTTAATCCGCAAGATGTTATCGCAATGTTAGCATTGGATCGTGATGTCATTGGTGGTCCTTACCCTAAGAAAGCCATCAAATGGACTAACATCAAGAAAGCCGTACAGATGCATCCAGACATTGAACCTGGTGTATTAGAGAAACTTACTGGTGATTATGTTTTCAATCCAGTAAAAGGTACTGCACAATTCTCCGTTTCTGAACCACTTGAGGTTATGGAAATTGGTACAGGCTTTATGATGATTAAACGTGAAGTGTTCCCTAAATTTGCGGAACAATATCCACATCTCAAGTACAAGCCAGATCACGTTGGTCAAGCACACTTTGATGGTTCACGTTACATTCATGCATACTTTGATACCGTGATTGATCCAAAGTCTGAACGTTATCTATCAGAAGATTACATGTTCTGCCAATGGTGGCGTAATATGGGTGGTCAAATCTGGCTATGCCCATGGATGCGTACACAACACATCGGTACTTACCACTTCCAAGGCGATATGCCTGCTGTAGCAAATTACGTTGGAGAAATGTAATGCTTGTTGGTTTACTTGGATTCATTGGTTCAGGTAAAGGTACTGCTGGTGACATTCTTAAAGATGTTGGTTTTACTCCGATGAGTTTTGCCAAAGGTGTTAAAGATGTTGCCGCAGAAATGTTTGATTGGCCAAGACACTTGTTAGAAGGTGATACACAACATTCCCGTGAATGGCGTGAACGACCTGATGAGTTCTGGTCAAAAGAATTTGGTCGTGAATTTACACCTAGATTAGCACTTCAATTGATGGGTACAGAAGTTGGACGTAATGTATTCCATACAGACTTCTGGATCATCAAAATGAAGAAGTACATCGAAAGTAATTCCGACCAAAACTTTGTTATTACAGATGTTCGTTTCCAAAATGAAATTGAATTCCTCAATAGCAATGGTGGTATTCTAATTGAAATCAAACGTGGTATCACCCCTCACTGGTATGATATTGCCTCTAAAGCAAATCGTGGTGATTTAGGAGCATTGAATTTTATGGAAAAACAATCTGGTGTTCATGCTTCTGAATGGAGTTGGATTGGTGGTCATATTGACCATACAATCGACAATGAAGGAACTATGGAAGACTTGAAGAATAATATTTTAAAATGCTTGAAAAAATCTTATGGTTCAAGTATAATTGTGAATTAATCAAAGGAGTATTGTAATGAAACTGTCAACTGACACATTGAGTGTATTCAAAAACTTTTCTACTATTAATGAAGGTATCTTTGTTAAGCGTGGTAATGTTATCGAAACCATCTCTAAACAAAAGAACATTCTTGCGAGAGCAGAATTGAAAGACACATTTGATGATGAGTTTGGTATTCACGACCTGAATAACTTTCTCGGCGTATTGTCTATGCAACGTGCAGACACACCAGAACTAGAATTCTCGGAAAAGAATATCACTATTCTCGGACTCTCTGGTCGTTCTAAAACAAACTATCGCAAAGCATCGAAAGAAACTATTCTTGTTCCACCAGACAAGAAGGTAAACATGGAGAATGCAGAAGTTAAATTCACTGTTACTCCAGATGACCTCGACTGGATCACACGTGCCGCTTCAGTTTTGGGTTCTCCTAACATCGCTTTCGTTTCTGATGGTGAATCTGTTAGCATTGAAACTTTTGATGCAAAAGATGATGCCGCACACGTTAATTCAACTAAATTGAATGTTAATGGAACAGGTGCAAAATATCGTATGGTGTTTGCCACTGACAACTTGAAATTGATTCCAGGTTCTTATGACATTACCATTTCTTCTAAAGGTATTGGTCACTTCAAGAACGCAACAGTAAATGTTGAATACTGGATCACAACTGAAACTGGTTCTAAGTACGAAGGATAATTATGACTGCTGTGACTACACTTTATGGTTCTTTTACCGAAGATGATTTGAAATCTATCCATGATTGTTTGAATGAAATTTCAAATGAAATGTCAAAGATTGAACAACACAAGGAAGCTATCAAAGATATCATTGGTGCATTGTATGATGCACATAAGATTCCGAAAAAGGTTTTGAATCGACTTGCTAAGACTCATCACAAACAATCTTTCCAAGAAGAAGTGACTGAAGATTCGGAGTTTGAAGCCCTTTACCTTGGTTTATCTGAAACAAAATGAGTAATTCTGTACGCAGAAACTTCTTAAAAGGCCTGGGAATTTCAGGCCTTTTTTTGGCTGGCGCTGAAGGTTATAAACAGGCTAAAGAAAAAATTGTTTATAAACAAGATGAACTTCCTACAAAAGAACTAGAAGCACTACTTGAAAAGAAACCAATTTTGCAATTAACTGCAACCTATGGTGAAGAATTACCGCCAGCAAAAGTATATGGTACAAATAGCATGTATATTGTGGGGTATGGACCAAATTATAAACCTGGTACTGAGAAGCGTGTGTCGGTGAATATTGTACCAGGTCCTGATGGTAAACTTTACGTCAAAGAGAATGACATTTGGCGTAAGATGTGATACAATAAATTTTTATATTATGGAGTATGTGAATGGAAAGCAATCAAATGCTATGGGTGGAAAAGTATCGTCCTCACAAAATTGAGGACTGTATTCTTCCGGAGACTATCAAATCAACCTTTCAGGAATATGTTAACAGAAAAGAAATCCCAAATTTGCTACTTACTGGATCGGCGGGCGTTGGTAAAACCACAATCGCAAAAGCCCTCTGTGAAGAAGTCGGTTGCGACTATATTGTCATCAACGGATCGGACGACAACGGTGTTGACTACATCCGAATCAAAGTCAAAAATTATGCGTCATCAATGAGCCTTTCTGGTGGTCGCAAAGTCATCATCATTGATGAAGCTGACTACTTAACACACCATGCACAAGCCGCACTACGTGGTTCTATTGAAGAATTTGCAGTAAACTGTTCATTTATTTTCACATGTAACTTCAAACACAAGATTATGGATGCACTCCATTCTCGTTGTTCAGTTGTAGAATTTAAACTACAGAATGGTCAAAAAGCAAAGATGGCCACACAGTTCTTCAAACGTTTGGAATGGATTCTTTCTGAAGAAGGTGTCACATATGACAAGCAAGTTGTTGCCGCTGTTATTACTAAACACTTTCCTGATAACCGCCGTGTTCTAAATGAAATACAAAGATATGCATCAAATGGTGATAAAACTATCGACAAAGGTATCCTTGCCCTAGTTGCTGACGTTAATATTACCGATTTGGTCAAAGCACTAAAAGGTAAAGACTTTGGTACTGCACGTAAATGGGTGACAAATAATATAGATTCGGATCCTGCTACAGTTCTACGTAAAATCTATGACAGCATGTATGACTTTCTGAAGCCAGAAAGTATTCCTCCTGCTGTTTTGGTTCTATCCAAGTACCAGTATCAAGCCGCTTTTGTTGCCGACCAAGAGATTAACTTGATTGCTTGTTTGACTGAGTTTATGATTGAGTGTGAGTTCAAATAATGGCTGATCTGTTTAAAGACATTGTTCCAAGTATTCTACAGACAAAAAAAGACGTACTTGATAACGAAAAGGACTACGCACCGTTTATCGTAAACCGTTCACTCTCTTATCATATGGATTGTATTTTATACGCAAACCAGATGAATATAAATCATGGTCTACCCAAAAAACTTCAATACCAATATCTTCTAAATACCATTAGGCCTATTAAACGTAAGTTTGAAAAGTGGCAGAATGCTACGGCCATACAGGACATAGAATGTGTGAAGGAGTATTTTGGTTATTCTAATGAGAAAGCCAAAGAAGCCCTACGTATTCTTTCAGATGAACAAATCGCTTTGATAAAAGAAAAACTAGAAAAAGGCGGAGTGAAAAAACGATGATTAAAATAGAAGATATGGTAGAGGTGACACTTGACCAAAAGGATGATTTTTTGAAAGTGAGAGAGACACTTACTCGAATTGGTGTTGCATCTAAAAAAGAAAAAATACTCTATCAGTCTTGTCACATTCTACACAAGCAAGGTAAATATTATATTACACACTTTAAAGAACTCTTTTCTTTAGATGGTAAACCAACAGATATTACCGACAATGATCTTGCACGTAGAAATACGGTAGCTAATTTATTGGAAGATTGGGAACTTCTTAAAATTGTTAACAAAGAACAAACTAAAGAACCAACAGTATCTTTATCACAGGTGAAAATTATTTCACACAAAGAGAAGGCTGATTGGGAATTGATACCCAAATACAATATTGGTAAAAAACCTCAAGTCATAGACAAATAATTCTATCTTCAGAATGTTTAATTGAAAATATGAAAAAAATTAATAATTTGGTGCATTATATTTGGGTCGGTGATAAAAAAGTTCCAGAAAAATTTATGGATAATTTTAACCGAACTAAACAAATGAATCCTGATTATGAATTTAAAATTTGGACAGACCTAGATTTCGAGTCTAATAAGTTTTATTCGGAGTCTAGTCTATTTCACAAATTACAATTAGCTAGATATACAACAATGAATAGATTTGGTGGATTATATTCCGACTTTGACATTCATTGGAAATTAAATTTTGATGAAGTCTATTCTTTATTTGATGATGCAGATATGATATTTCCCAAAAGAAATAGTTTACACTTCTATAATCGAGGTATGAAAACGGATTTAG